CGATGACCGATTGTGACAACAAATCATGGATTGCAAGCTTAGACCAATCAGGAGATCGCAAGATCTCTATGTCGTTTGTCTTGCCCATGTGTTGTGGCGTAGACTCCTTAGCAGCCGCATCAGCGGCAAAAGAAGTCGTAGCATGCTTGTAATCTGTGTCACTGGGTGTGATGTTGTGATGTGTATCATCTTCAGTGCTAGTAGTTCAATGTTCTCGGCAGTGGGCAAGAACCAGTGCATCACTGCCAACTCAGCTGGCCTGGGTGTTAAAGACTACCCTGGTCCGGTAAGGTTAAATAACCAAGTCTATTCACTCTCAAAGCCAACAATATCAAGTTTAGGCTGAGCATTGGGTCTATCAACTGCGGTAACCAGAGAGAGTGTGAGCGGGTGTTTAACGTCTACCCAGACGATAGCGGGTGTTTAACGTCTGCCCAGACGAACGCACAGTCAACACTGTGCAGGTAAAAACAGAGGTAACTGCCCGTACACTTCCTCAAGTGCTACGGAAAAGGGCGGGCGCACCGTCGGCATAGGAGCTCTCTTGTTATGCTCTTTCTCCAACAGCTCACCTACCACGTCGTACACCTCTTGGCCATGGAGAGCTAACTCACGAAACGTCCTCTCAACGTTATCCCTCGTGATCTGCTCACGCGACCCTTGCTTGTTGGTATAGTAGCAGACCTCTTGTAAGGTCTGCAAGTCCAACGGGGCCACATACTTTCCAAGACGCGGCTCAAAGCGGAAAGACCTCTTGAGAAAGGTCACCTCGCTGAGCTTGCGGTACTTGGGTGGTTCCTTGTCGTCCTTGTCATCACTCGTGTAAGTGAGACCAATCTTCGGGAACGCCTCCATGAGGCTATACTGATTGAACCGCTGGAGCACCTCCGTGCTCGCGTTCACCACGTGATCGTCCCCATAGACAACAAGCGTGACACTTTCGTCAAACCTCTTGAGACAAGCCATGCGTGTCTCATCGCTCTCTCGCATAATCGTGAGCCAAGCTAGCCGGAAGACCAACATGACGAAAAGCGAGTTCATGATAGAGGTGAGGGGGTTGCCCGACGGCAAGCCATGGTCGTTCTGGTACACAAGATTGCCTATCATGCAGCGTGGTGCTGCAAGGCTTTCGGTGATGCATTTCTCGACCATCTTGACATCGGGGTCCTCGTGACCAGCAAGATTGATGAGTATGTCCATGACAGCGCGTAGCAGCTGACCACTCTGACTCTGATCGAAGCCCTTGAAATCCCCCGCAAACACATCTGGCCCGCGTGCGGTAATGTGCTTTTGCAAGAAATCCCAGTCTCCCCCGAGTGGGTTCATGCCAATGCACGGTCCTGCGACGATAGGTGCGGACGTCAGATCAGACACTAACGCTCCAAACACCTTACGAATCATCGCTGCCTCGTCCATCGATGATGCTTTGACGCACCTGACGTTGCCGTTCTCGACTTTCTCCAGAGATCTCTTCTCTGGTTTGAGGAAGACGAGGTGGGGGGAATCCATAGGTATGCCCTTCTTCATATCCTCCCAAGCAGCGTCCATGTCACTGAACAGCTTCTGCACTTCTGGCGTGTCCATGGTGTAATCGCCGTCGCGCCCGAGTGCACCGTGCTTGCATGGTCCAACGGTCGGATTGTGCAGACCGTAATAACCAGCGGATGTGTTGCGCCTGAGTGCCGGGAGCGCTTGAAACCCGAGTACAGACTCCTCGTTTGTGAGTATGCGCCCGCGGTTGCGCATCACCGGCATAACTGCGCGCGTGACGCTGAGCACGGCAGCTGCGACGTCTTGAACATCGATGGGAATGTTGTTGGACGATTCTTTGAGGAGCGCGTTGGCCAGCGGATGCTGTTTGACACCTTGAGAGTTGGTGTATGGGTGGAGGACCGCTGGCACGCGTGTCGGCGGCCCTGCCCATCCGTGCATGTAACTTGGGACAAGCGGATTCTTGGTCATGACGACGTTGGACTTCGTGTCCGTCCGAACGACATTCAGACCCATGAAAGTGCTTGATTCGAAGTCGAGGGTTTCTGTTACCCTCGCGACCACGATATCGTCCCACTTGCTCAACCACTCTTGGATGGTCTCTCGGCTGATCTTCTGTGCGAAAGCCATCTTGGATGCGGACTGTATTTGCTCACCAGCTGCGTGAATGCCCACTATCCGCGACTGAGAATCACGATCCTCTGTCTCAATGAGCAAACCGCCACAATCTCCATCAACGGTCGGTGCGTTGTACCAAAACATGCCCTTGTGCACGTTGGGGCCAATGTTCACCGTTGGCGCAAAATGACCGACGACGTCGTGTTGTCTCATGCTCCGAGGGTTGTCAGGCGTGTACACCGAGAAGCAATGATCGCGCATGCGCTCGACTTGGCTGTTTGACACAAACTTATTGACAATGTCGCGATGTGCCTCCATGTATGGCGAGCAGTTCACGATAACTGCATCCTCGCCGTCGTACCCGCCAGATATGTTAGACGGGTCGATGAGATGGGACAGCGGTATCTCAACGACCTTGTCAGGCCGCCCATGTGGCACGAAATGGACCGTGTCTTTCGGTGACGTACCATTGTGGACAGACGCGCGCATCTGGTCGATGAAGTGCTTGTTGATTAGCATCATCGCCCCCTTGACCATCAGCACGGTGCCACCAGAGGAGTCCTTCTCCTTGTCCTGTCTACTACTAAACATATGATACACACTACGCTGAAAAATACCATTGACATACTTCGTACCGAACTCAGAATATGCAAGCGGACGCGCGAATATGTTCGACTCATACACGCGCCCTTTGTAGATGCCCACTCTCTTGTCAGTGTGGACCCTCTCGTACCTACTGTACCCATACTTGCGCACATGCGAATCGACCACAGCACGCATCCTTTTGACACCGTCTGGTGTAGGTTCTGTGATCGCGATAATGTTCTTGCGCAAGAACGCCTGCTGATCCTCGAGACAGAATTTCATGAACTTATCAAAGTCCTCGAAAACCACCTCCTTCCCCTTGTTGAAGCCAGGTATGTTCATCTTCTCCATCATACCCTTGATGTTCTTAACAGCTGGGGGAATCACCGCCACAAGCACAAGTGCAAGGACGGATATCGCGATCATGCAATGTGCGCGGGACATGCGCAGGCCCACAAGGCTTGCGTACCCTGAGGCAACGCTCCCCTTAAAGGCCGAATACAACTTGCGCATCCTGGTGGTGGGCGTGGAAGGAAGCAAAGCGCAGAGCTTCTCATACCCGCTTAAAACAATCTTGCGAGTGTATGCGAGTGCGTCCCCAATGCGACCTTCATGCTTGATGGCGCACTCCTCCGACTCAACTTCCTCGAGCCTCTTGCGCATCTCTGCATTGACGCTGATGAGCATCTCCTCGTGCCCAGCGCGTCTTGCCTTGTAATCCGCGACAAGCTTGTCCTCCAGTTCCCGGAAAGATAGGATCTCTACAGTCTGGAAGGTCTGCTGTTGTGGATCAGCGATGCGCTGTATGTGGAACTCTGCGACCTCATCATTGAACTTGTGGCCAACTTTGGTCATGTCAAGTCTCCTGTCGCGCAGAAACCCGTCCCGAGTCTTCTCCGTGCAATACTCCTTTCGCGGTGCCATGATAGCGATGCAATTCCAACGTCTCAAAAACGCCTCTGGTTGGACGATGTTCAAATCCCAGAATGCGTATTTGTTGGTCGACCCAAAGACCCACTCAGACCCAAAGGAGACTTTCCCCTTCTCGTGTAGAGCAGCCATGTTGAGTTTCATTGTGTTGGAGTTGATCATGCGAATGACCTTGATGCCTTCTGTTGGTGCACCTGGAGCGGGGACCTGCTGTCCAAGGTCGTCAATGACCGTGAAGTATTGATTCGAATATCCATTCCAATGCTCCTCCTCAGGGCAGCAAGCGTATACCTCCGAATGGAAGTCCTGCATGAACGCTTCGCGCCTCTCTTTGGACATGGTACGCACACCGATCATCTTCATAAGCCACTGCGTCGTGAGCGACTTGCCGACACCGGACTCACCGAGAAGCAAGACGCCATATGCCTCCGGTTTGGTCTCCGACCCGAGCCCCTGCTTGGCGAATGAGAGCTGAAGACGCTCAAGCTCTCTCTGACATGCTCTGAACAGCTGCATTCCAGCAGGTGTCGTCACGAGCTTGTCGACGAGCATCTGCCTACCCGTTTGCATCAAAGAACACACGTATGTGCTCGATGTCGGATCGGGTTTAAGCTTCCCATCATCAAACTGCTGAGCTGTGTCCATGACGACCTTGGCCCAGTTGTCAAGCTCTTTGTTCGCTGAGAAGTAATCCTTGGCGTTAGTGCCAAAGATCTCATCACACATAGTTGCAATCCATTTGAGCAACATGTCAATCAAGGTGCTGATACCGCTTGCGACGTTCGGAATGCGCGAGACAGCCTCAACGAAGCTCTTGTTCTTACCGCACACGGCCACGCCAACACCCCCAACGAGAATCGCTTGCAAGATCTCGCCGAAGATTGAAGAACCTGCGCGGAAAAGCCAGTTACCTGACTCGTGTTTGATCTCGGGTTCCTTCATGAAGTCAGCAATCATTGCGTCGAGCTCTTCCTTCGTGGGCTCTTCTGGGACATTGTCTGTCCATCCATACTTCTCCTGTGCATATTCCAACGCCAAGGTGCGTGCATACTGGAACATGTCCTCCTTAAGACAATACAGACCTGCAAGGCCGCTCAAGCCAGCAAGAATTGCGGCGAGCCATGACCCTGTAGTGCATGAACAATATGCGAAGACACCAGCCACAACGACGCAGACAGCAGCGAACAGGTATTTAAAGAATTGCTCGGCATTGACTCCCAATGCCATCTCGAGCAAACTCTTGTTACTGTTGATACTGTCGCGAAGGTGTGACAGCGTCGTGACGACCACACTCTCGAACGCTTCTTTATCTGCGGAGACAACGTGTGTGAACGTGGTGTCAAACCACCCTTCGTAGCCAAAATCAACACGCTCGGATCGCTCATAGCGTTGTTTGATCTTGTCCTTGTATTCTGTGGTCGTCTTCTTCTTAGCATTGTGCCAACGACGCACCTCGGGCAGCTTCTTGACCTTGAGGCGTGATTGCCCTGTGGTGTGGATTTCTTGGCGAGCGCATGCAATGCTGTCGCCACCCTTGAGAGGCTTGGAGCGCTGCGCTCCGGCAAGCTCGAGTGTCTTTTGGTTGTGCGTAAGCACTGCTTGTTTGACGCTGTTGCGAACAGCGCGAGTTAGAACTGGAGTGTTCTTCTTGGTTTTGGAGTTTTCGCGGGCGACTAAACCGCAAGGAACCATCTCTGGTGCCTTCTCGTACATGGCCATAATGATCACGTACTTGAATAAAGGGGACATCTCATCCCTATGCCAATGTCGTAGGTTGCGCTCGATATTCGGTCGAGTCCCTATCACAACTTTCTGTGAAGTCAAAATCTGGTGTACCGACGCCTGAAATAGTAAGCGGGTTCTCATATGTTTTAACCTTGATATGTTAGCAAGATTGTGCAACTTCTTACTTTAAAGAGCTGAGTTGCGCAGGAAAAAGCTCTACTCATTATAAGTTGAGTAACTTTACAAATGGTATTAAATTTCTATAACACGCAGTCCCATCAAACCTACGTGCTATATGTGCAATCAATACAACTGGGTTGTCACCCCAGAATGCGGAAGACCCACATGCGGTTCTATATGTAATCCGTCATATACCGGGTTCGTCAACTATTCTTGGGACCAAAAGAGGTCCATAGGGGGTCGACTAACGCCCTATCCACTAACCGGGTGGGTGTCCGGGTCGATAAAGTTCGACAACTTCTGAGTTATAGACTTCGAGTCTCTGATTTTAACGAAAATCATGCAAAACGGCTGACTGTACAGCGCCCAATGGACGTATTCATCGTCTCGTGATGTTAAACGACACACCTTTATTTATACTCTAGGCGTGCGGTGAAGAGTGCGCGATGCTATGCTACCGATATCGCGCGTACCGTACAGTTGGGTTTGCAGAATCCGTGACGGGGATTGCTAAGGCGACTATTTGCTTCTAGTAGAAGGTTCTGTCGAAAAACCATTAAAAATGGAAATCATACCATAAACGGCCAGACCAGAATCAGGTAATTCACGAAATTCAAATCTACACGTTTGTGAGGGGCTTCCCCACAAAGTGCAGAATTCAAAAGTAATGAAACCTGATGTTTGGAAAAGTCCTCGATGCGAC